ATGCATCTAGAAGTCTCTATTAATCCAGAAACTAGAGCTGAATTTTTTGATGAAGTTTTTCTCAAATTCCCGGAGCTAGAGTCTTCTATCATTGATGATTTCAAGAGATACAAAGCAACCGGTGAGCTTCCGCACTATTTCGGTAGGGACGTTGCGTATACTCAGCCTTATGGTGCTTTTCGGGCTGGGTTGATGCATATCCATCTTTGTCTACCGCCAAACAAGTTTCCCGAGAAACTTCCACAACCGGATAGGGTCTGCAAGAAAGGTGATCCTGATAATGATGCTTGTCTTGTGTATGTCCAAGGTGAGCTTTATGAGAATAAATATTCACTCATTGCTATTATGTATCCCGATGCACATGAAAAAGCAAGAAAACATGATGTGATGAGCTATCTGGCGCGAATTGCCCAGAATTATAAAGATGAAAACTAACCCGCCGAAGCGGGTTTTTTGTGAGATTAGTTATTTATTTTCCTATTTGTTCTTACCCTCTCCCATTCAATTCTGCCTTCTTCACGCCGTTTATCTATATATTCAGCAAGATCCTGAATGTTGATGCAGCGCTTTGCTTTCTGTGATGTACCAACACGATAAGTCGGGATCGGCAACTGGCATGCATTTGCTTTCGCTTCTGCTGTGTTAGGGCTCATACCGAAATACTTTTGGCATACAGCTGACAGCTCAATGTTTGGGGTATTGAATTCAGCCATCAGTAAAAACAAGGTGTTCATAATTTTCTCCATCAAAACCGGCTGCACCCGGGAAAATCATAATTCTGTGCTGGTGGCAGGAATTAATTTCTGCCAGATAGCGGAAACATATTTTGCCTGATGACGGGCATCAGCCAGGGCGTTGTGCCGTTCGCCATCGAAAGGCATGTCCATTTTGGGGTCGAATCCGATGGAACACCCAAGCGTAACGATCGTGCGTACATCGTGGTCATTCCAGTATGCCCACGGGCAGATTTGTCCTGCTCGCTCATAAGCTCCACGTAAAATTACGTTGTCGAAGGTGGCTCCGTTACCCCAGACTTTTAAATATTTCGTATTGTCTGCGTGCCGGTTAATGAAATGATTTAGTTCTGAGAGAGCATCGCTGATCGACAAAGTATCATCAATACAGATTGCAGCTCGTGCTTCAGGGCTTTGTTTCAACCACCACAGGATGGTATCGCCGTCAGGTGTAGCTCCTTGCCCCATAGCACTTTCCAGGCTAACAACCGTATAGAATTCTTGTCCGATGTCTCCGGTTTCTGGAGTGAAGAACACCGCGCCAATGGAAACGATCGGTGCATCCTTATTTTTCCCCATCGTCTCAAGGTCGATCATTAAGTTATTCATTACTTCACCTCCTGCGTTTCTTTGCTGCTGTGAATTCGCCAGTTACCGACGCCTTCCCATTCAAACTGGCGGTTACTAATTCGCGTCCAGCCCCTGCCGAAAAGCAAATCCAGATACCAGTATTTTAAAGTTCTGATAATTGCTCTTACAGTTGGTTTGCATCCAGAAGTCTTTGATGCGCAAATAAAGCACCGAGTTATGCTCATGGCCTCTACAAAAGGCCAGATAAACCAAACCCAGATGCAAAGAGCCACGAACAACATGAGCGCGATGTTAGCCACTAAGCCAGACCAGTACAGATAATTACTCACTGGTTGCCTCTTTCATAAAAATAATCCAGTGGGTTTTATCGTTTTTTCCTGTTCGTTGACCGATAACAGGTTTTCTGTCTGTCAGTGCCAAAATCTGGCTTACCGGTATTTGCGTTTCATTCCATTTAAAAACCAGAACACCGTTTGGCCACAACACACGAAAGGCTTCTTTAAATCCCTGCCGCAAATCATCACGCCAGGTATCTTTATTCAGCCGTCCATATTTCTTTCCCATCCAGGCGTTATCACCAACACGCTCAAGATGCGGAGGGTCGAATACAACAACCGGAAACGATGCGTCTGCAAATGGTAATGCACGAAAATCTGCTATCAGGTCAGGGCTAATTATCAGGCGTCGTCCATCACATAATGTGTGCTCTTCCTTTCTGATGTCGCTAAATATCGCCCGGTCGTCATTCTTATCGAACCAGAACATGCGACTGCCACAGCACATGTCGAGGATTGCTGCATGTCCAGTCACTGGTTGCCTCCTTTGCGAATCTGCTCCGCCCATTCTTCAAGGGATTTCTCCGCATATTCACCGGACAGGCCATCAATCGGATGCGGTTCATTAGCTAACTCTTCTTTCGCTGACAGAATCATGCGCGTAACGTCGAAAACTTCACGTAAAGACTTATTGATAAATCCGTGGTTGAAAGCTGCAGCAAGACGACTTGCGGTATAGTTAATTCCCTCGTTGCGAGCCTCCGCACGAATTTCAGCCAGAAAAGCATCGGTGGCTGGAATTTGCGGCATACCTCCGCCTGCTGCGCAGATATACGCATCAGATATTTCATCCTGCTCGCCATTAAACACATAGCAACTCTGTACGATAAATTTATTCAGCCGCGCATTCTCCGCCGCCAGCGTCTCGCATTTAGCTTCAAGCGCGTCGAACTTACGTACTAGGTACTCAGCATTTGTTTCGTTCACTTTCAGATCTCGCGGTACACATTTCCCGCGAAGAAACCCTTCCATTTCGAAAACATTCATGCGCATTTGCGTAACTCCGATAACTCGTTAAAACGTTCCATAAACATCCCGTAGGCATGGCCTGGTGACAGTGGAATAACTTTGAACATCTCTGTTGCCGGGATGCCTTCCAGTACAGGCCAGAAAGAGCCATCATCAAGCCCGAGATCGCGGCGTTCGGTTGCCAGCATGATGAGATCGGCATATTTCACGGGCGTACTCATAACCGGGGGTAACCCGTATTTCTCACGGATTACGGCGTCTATTTTTTCTTCCATCCGTTTATAGTCAGGAAGAAGGCGTTTCAGTGGCGCGGGGATGTCCTGGCAATACGCTTCTGTTGCATCATGCATTAACGCTTCAAAAGCAAATTCCTGCGGCACCAGCTGGCTGCAAAGCACCGCATGTTGGGCGACGCTGTAGAAGTGTGAAAGATGACCGGCAAAGCGACAGATATTTGAAAGGGAAACCGCGATATCGTTAATATCGATGTTGTCTTTATTTATCCTGTCATAATAAAAATGCTTCCCGGAAAAAGTTTTAATAAATGACATTTTGTTCTCCACGTATATGTGCTGCACCACGCTGAATTCTGGTAAAAGGAAGCCCTCACCATCCGGTGATTATTGAGTTAATTACGTTTCCATAAATGCCCCCGCAGGGGCATTTGCAGTAATGAAATCAGGCGATGAAAGTACCAATGAAGGTTTCTACTTTGCTGTCTTTGAATTTCTCAACAAGCAGATCACGAAATTCGTTAGCCATTTCTTCCTGCACCGCTTCCAGCTGAATAATGCGCAGAACCAGTACAGGACGATCGCCAGTGATAATGCTGAGGCGTAATTTAAACGGACGTTCTTTCAGGCCTTCAAACGGAACGCATTTAAATTCAAATGCCACAGGCATAATATCTTTGGTCTTCGCTTCGACAGACTCCATCAGGGAGCGTTTGCCGCTGAAGTCATTATCTTCAAAATCAGCGGTCTGGTTTGCTTCAATCGTGATTTTACGGACTGCCGCAGCCGCTTTTGTTGCCTGAATGGCATCACCATTAGCATCAAAGCCCACAAGGTAGTCGGCCCAGTCTTCGATCCATTCTGCCAGTGACTTCTGGGAGTTACGCTCGCCGTTAACAGACAACAGGGCAGAGAACGGTGCTGTCTTTTTCAGTTTGAGAGTGGCGGTGTTATCTGCGTGACCTGGTTCATCAATAGTACCCAGGTTAAGCACACTGACGGCTCGCATATTATCGGCATCGATAAAGCAGCGGGTGCCTTCATCTGCAAGATCTTTAGAATAACGGGTAAAGTCATCGATGCTGGCAGTGGAAAGCGCACCACGGAAACGGAAGCGATTTAAATTAAATTTTTCCAGATCATGAATGCGGAAATTTTCAGGTAATGCCACTGCGTCGGCACCAATCTTACTGATAATTTCATTAACACCCTGAGCAGAAATAAGGGCATGGATTTGATTAATTGCGGTTGCGTCTAAGTTCTGAGACATAATAAGTCCTCACTATATAAAGATATTCAGTGATGAGATAAATAATCAGTTAATTAAGAACGATATTAATGACCTGCTGCGCGGAGTTTTCCGTCAGGTTCACCGGCAAGAGTCAGTAATTGTCCCTGGTCTTCCTGCAGAATAGTCAGGCGACCACCGCGATTGACATACATCGGCGTTTCGGTGGTGTCTTCTTCGGAAATTTTCCCGCGGTTAGTCGGGCGAACATATGAGAGTTTGTGTTTGATTTTCACACGGTTCTCATCAAATGGTTCGATTTCCAGGTTGAGTGAGACCTTCCCTTTGGTTTTCGTGTTCATCACACCGGAAGCGACTTCACTGAGAACTGCGCCGATTTTGGTTTCAAATACGCCGCCGTCCAGCTCCCCGATAAATGCCTGCACATCAGTACTGCGTTCGCTAGCCATTTTGCTGCTCCTCATCATATCGACCCTGCAAGGTCGGTTGGTTTCTCCACAAAACAGAGAAGAACACCTGCGGTGGCAGCCGCCCGGATGGATTGGGTTATGAGCCCGTCGTCCGGTGATGCTCTTCTCTGTTTTGTAAAAAGAGCGGTACCAGCCGGAAGCAAGTGTACAAACTGGTACCGCCAAAGCAGTGGCTGTTGTGGTGACCGGTGCTGATCTCCGGCTTGCGGTTATTTCAGACTCTCACGGGCGTTTAATTGCCCCGCCGAACAGCTCTTTTCCGCAATAGCTGCAATGTCTTTCGCGCATCAGCCTGCGCCTTCACCACAACTCTAAAAACAAATGTAGGATATCAAACATGTGAGTGTCAAGAGTTTATGTTGGTTATCCTACATAAAAAGATAGGCTCATAAAAAAACCGGGGATACCCCGGTTTTGCGATAGTGAGGAAGATGTGTCAAAAATCCATTATTACTTGTTTGACAAGACCAACTATTCTGCAGTTCTCACCGCATTCAATAGTTTTATAGTTAGGATTTAGTGGGACGAGATACCTGTTCGGCCAGTCCTCAACAAATTTTTTGAGTGTCGCTTCTTGCCCACCATTGATATGGGCAACAACGATTTTTCCGTTAATACACTCTGTATCAATAATATCTGGCTCTACGATAACGATAGAACCTTCTGGTATCGATGGTGAGCCGAGGGGATTGGTCATTGAATCACCACGGACCCGTAGTGCAAATGCCATTTCTGATACAAGGGCGGTAGTATAAACCCACTCTTCAGCATCTTCTTTCCTGACACCAGGCTCCGTCATTGTCCATGAACCCGCCTGAACCCACGAGATGAGGGGGACTTTTTTAACTGCGAATATTTCAGGTTTTAGATTTATCTTTGGTTCAGGCGAGCCTTTTCCGCTAACAAGCCACAGAGGATCGCATTTAAGTGCGTTGGCTAGGGCTTGAAGGTTGGCTCCATTTGGTTGGTAGTCGTCCTTTTCCCATCCAGTAACCGTGACACGGTTCACACCAGTCAAATCAGCCAGTGCTTGTTGTGTCAGGTTCAGTTCTTTTCGCCTTTGGCGAATACGATCACTCATGTTCATCATGTAGGCAATCCTACCACATGCCAATGTAGGATTCTTGACATTGACATGTTGGATATCCTACATTTCTGCTTAACGTAATTTAACGGGAGACAGAAATGCGGAAATCCGACGTGATTAATTATTTCGGCGGAGTTTGTAAAACCGCCGAAGCCCTAGGTATTAAGCATCCGTCTGTTTCAGAGTGGCCTGAGATTATTCCTGAAGGCCGAGCGTACCAGTTAGAAAAAATTACTAACGGGAAACTGAAAGTTGACGTGTCTTTATATCAAAAGACTAACAGTGCTGCGGCATAAAAACACCACAGAAATGAGGAATTAACCGTGGGTAAAGAACCTGAATGGAAAGTTGATAAACAACCAGCATGGCTGGTGGCAGCAATACGAAGAACGATTGCTGATTTACCTCATGGCTATGAGGAAGCAGCAGAAATTCTTGGTTTGTATAAATCTGATGATATCACCCCAGCAAAAGATCAATTGCATAACAGACTGCGTAGCGGTGGGGATCAAATTTTTCCACTTGAGTGGGCCATGGTTTTACAGGATGCCAGTGGTACCAGGCATGTAACAGATGCAATAGCCCGTCGTAGTAATGGGGTGTTTGTGCCGCTGGTGGTCATTGATGACATTGACAATGGTGACATTAATCAGCGGCTGATGGAGTCAATAGAATGGATTGGCAAGCATTCCCAGTACTTACGCAAGGCAACTGCTGATGGAGTTATTGACCAGGCTGAGCGTGAGCAAATCGAAGAGAACAGCTACCAAGTAATGGCGAAGTGGCAGGAGCATTTAACACTGTTATTTCGTGTTTTTTGTGCGCCGGAAAAGAGTAACGCCCGCGAGTGTGCAGCTCCGGGCGTCGTGGCGTCGATTGCTTCTGGTTGTGGAGAAACTAACGCATGAACAGTTTAACAACACACTACCGTCGCTCGCAACTGATTGCGCTTCCTGTACCGGGTGGAAAAGCGAAGGTGGAGTATTGCTATGCAGTGAATGTACCAGGTGACAGGGAAATTGTAACCCACAGATTTGCAGAGTGGGCTGTGGGTGATTTCAACCGGCAGAAGGAGACAGTCCTTTGCAACAAGTTAACCGCTGGTTCAAAGATCACTACGGAGTGCCCGTCAGAGTCATTCGTTGGGAACCGGAAACACAACGGGTTATCTACCTCCGCGAAGGCTATGAGCATGAGTGCTTCAGCCCGCTCGAACAGTTTCGTCGTAAATTCAGGGAAATAGAGGTCGGTCATGAGCACTAAATTAACCGGCTATGTATGGGATGGTTGCGCTGCGTCAGGCATGAAGTTATCCAGCGTGGCAATTATGGCCCGCCTGGCTGATTTCAGTAATGACGAAGGTGTGTGTTGGCCATCAATTGAAACCATTGCCCGCCAGATTGGCGCGGGGATGAGTACCGTCAGAACGGCTATCGCACGGCTGGAAGCAGAAGGCTGGTTAACGCGTAAGGCGCGTCGCCAGGGTATCCGGTGCGCCTGCATGGGCGTCTGAACATCAGTCCACGCTGAGCGCGGGGTATCTTCATGCCTCGACGAACGTTCCCGGCAGTGATGATCTGAACGGGATTAACGTGAAATACCGTTATGAGTTTACGGACACACTGGGGCTGGTGACGTCATTCAGCTATGCAGGAGACAAGAATCGCCAGCTGACCCGTTACAGCGATACCCGCTGGCATGAAGATTCCGTTCGTAACCGCTGGTTCAGCGTAATGGCGGGGCCGTCTGTGCGCGTGAATGAATGGTTCAGCGCGTATGCGATGGCGGGTGTGGCTTACAGCCGTGTGTCGACTTTCTCCGGGGATTATCTTCGCGTAACTGACAACAAGGGGAAAACGCACGATGTGCTGACCGGAAGTGATGACGGTCGCCACAGCAACACGTCTCTGGCGTGGGGAGCTGGCGTGCAGTTTAACCCGACCGAATCCGTGGCCATTGATATTGCTTATGAAGGCTCCGGCAGTGGCGACTGGCGCACTGACGGTTTCATCGTGGGTGTCGGTTATAAGTTCTGATTAGCCAGGTAACACAGTGTTATGACAGCCCGCCGGTTCAGGCGGGCTTTTTTGTGGGGTGAATATGGCAGTAAAGATTTCAGGTGTACTGAAAGACGGCACAGGAAAACCGGTAGAGAACTGCACCATTCAACTGAAAGCCAGACGGACCAGCAGCACGGTGGTGGTGAACACGGTGGCCTCTGAAAATCCGGATGAAGCCGGTCGTTACAGCATGGACGTTGAGTACGGTCAGTACAGCGTCATTCTGTTGGTGGAGGGATTTCCTCCGTCACATGCCGGGACCATCACCGTGTATGAAGATTCTCAACCGGGGACGCTGAATGATTTTCTCGGTGCCATGTCGGAGGATGACGTCCGGCCGGAGGCACTGCGTCGCTTTGAACTGATGGTGGAAGAGGTGGCGCGTCACGCTGAGGAGGCGAAGAAGAATGCCGGAGAGGCGGAGACGTCCGCGAGGAATGCCGGCATATCAGCCAGTCAGGCAGAAGAGAGCGCTGCAAATGCTGACACTTCAGCAGGGGAGGCATCGGAGTCAGCCCGGCAGGCGGCAGAAAGTGCAGCCGCTGCAAAGCAGTCAGAGGAGGCGTCCTCGTCCTCGGCCTCTGCGGCCGCTCAAAAAGCCAGTGAGTCATCACAAAGTGCAGCAGAAGCTGAATTGTCAAGAAAGACGGCAGAAAGTGCAGCCGGTAATGCAGCCAGGGATGCAACGACCGCAGCAGAAAAAGCCCGGGAGTCAGCAGAAAGCGCACAGTCAGCGGAACAAAGCAGGATAGCGGCGGAAGACGCCGTAAACCGAATCCCCACCGTGGTGGGACCTCCCGGGCCAAAGGGGGAACAGGGGCCCGCCGGCCCTCAGGGGCCGAAGGGGGATAAGGGAGAGCGTGGTGACACCGGCCCTGTCGGGGCAACCGGCGAACGGGGGCCGAGAGGAGATACTGGTCCGGCAGGCCCGCAGGGGCCGAAAGGCGACAGGGGTGAACGGGGAGAGACCGGTCTGACGGGAAGTACAGGTCCACAGGGGCCAAAGGGAGATACCGGTGCAGCAGGCCCGGCAGGCCCACAGGGACCGAAAGGAGAAACAGGAGCGGCAGGTCCGGTGGGGGCTACCGGACCTCAGGGGCCGAAGGGAGACCCGGGCGAGACACAAATCCGTTTTCGTCTGGGGCCGATGAGCATTATTGAGACAAACAGCTATGGCTGGTTCCCGGATACAGATGGTGCGCTCATCACCGGACTGACCTTTCTTGACCCCAAAGATGCCACACAGGTTCAGGGGATGTTTCAGCATTTGCAGGTCAGATTTGGTGACGGGCCGTGGCAGGATGTTAAGGGGCTGGATGAAGTGGGCAGTGATACAGGCAGAACAGGAGAATGACATGAACATACTAAAAAAACTTATGCAGCGTCTGTGCGGTTGCGGAAAGCATGATGGCCGTGAACACGGGCAGTCGCTTACAGCACAACTGCGACTGGGGCCGGCAGACATCCTGGAGTCCGATGAGAATGGTATTATTCCGGAGCAGGACAGGATAATCACGCAGGTGGTGATACTGGATGCGGATAAAAAGCAGATACAGTGCGTGGTAAGACCGCTGCAAATTCTGCGTGCTGACGGGACGTGGGAAAATATTGGCGGGATGAAATAGCCGACAGCTTCACAAAAACCGGAGTCCGGCTCCGGTTTTTGTGTTGCAATGTCCGGGGGATATTTGTTAAATAGCAAAGGTCACGGTGGAGAGCGTGGTGTGCTACTGTACGGGCTGATCAGCACCTGCCGACTGAAAGGTATCGATCCGGAAGCGTATCTGCGCCATATCCTAAGCGTGCTGCCGGAATGGCCTTCCAACCGTGTTGATGAACTCTTGCCATGGAACGCAGTAAATAAGTGTCAATACGGCGCTGCGTTAACGCTTACGTTTCTGCCATCAGTAATCTTTATAAAAATGCCACAGATATTTAAGATATTGGATACTATCTGTGGCTAATACACTTAGATTATATGTGAAAGGTGCTTGGCATTACTCTGTGCTAGAGGCGGTCTGAGATAACATAAATAGTGTAAATAAATGTTATTTCGATGCATTCGCTTGTTGTATGTTTTCTGATTGACCAAATGTCCGGTCAATTAATCCTACTGGCTCGACAGGAGCGTTTTTGGGGATAATCCAGCCACTTTCGCTGATGCTGCCCCTTGTAAGATATTTCACTTTTGTTTTGACAATAACTAAGTGATGTCCGCGGCTAAATCGGTCGGCAACACTAATATCTGTTGTGTATTCTGGTTCAATTCTCCCACTTTTTATTTGCAGTTTTGCAATATCTTCAGAAACCGGGCTTACATTTGGGTTTGCAATCTCGGCTCCTCCTGCAGTACCATATGAAACAATGTTTTCAGCCTGAGATGCAATAGTTCCTCTACATAATGTCACTTCTGTCATTCCTGCCTCAACATCGCCATGTTTAAATTTATTATAAAGGTTTTGTACATTCTCTTCTTCACTGGGATATAAATCTTCGGATAGTGCAGGTAAAGTTTCTTCTAACTCAGGTGAGTCATCAGTAATGTCTAAGAGTTCCTCATCGTATCCTATATCACCTTCTTTCAATTCTGAATATGGTTTATCCGTATGTCGGATGACCCCGCCTCCTTTTAATCCTTCTGCCTGATAAAAACTACCGTCTGAACTTTTATAAAATTTTACAATTGTACTTTTTCCATTATCGATAAATGTTCCAGAATAAATTTCTGAATTCGATTCTTTTGTTAACTCTACTTCTTTGGTATTATATAGTATCTTGTTTGGATTTTCACTGGATAAAGGCTGGAACGAGTGCTGCTTTCTATAAAAGCCATCGCCTGAGCGTTTGTAGTATCCATGGTTTTTGTTGTCAAAACTTGTTGCGCTAAATAGTTCATGGTCCCCTTTGTGATTTAATTCTAATATTTTTTTAGAACTGCTTTGATAAATAAAATCAGTGTTTTCTATTGACTCTATTACTTTAAAGGAAGATCCTCGTTGTAAAGGGGGCTCGATTATATTTTTATTAATTTTTTCTTCAATAAAACGAAGACCGGTATATTTGGCATTTGATGCTCTTTTGGTGAATTTAGCCTCAGCCACAGGTAGCGCTTCCATGCCTATACGTATTGCATCCTGTATATAGCCACAGACATCTGTTGATTTTTCGACAATAGCACTGTTTAATATGCTGCTACTTCCTGATAGGGTGTTAAAGCCGGGGACCGCACTCATTACTATGTTCCAGATAGAACCTAATAAATGAAGTCCACTTCTTGATGCAGGGCTGAGTGAAGATAGATTTCGATGATGGCGGGTATCGTCAATATCAAAACTTAACTCTATTAGCCCCCCCAGCCCTTCTTGAATAACTTTGTTAAAACCATAGATAAATTCCTGACCTCCATCCATTGATGCTATTTTTGTTTTAAAAGTATTAAGGGCTTGAATTTTTTTTTCATGTTGTTCTTCAGCTGACATCCAGCTGGCTTCAGTTATTTCATTAATCTGATGTACAAAACTAATAATTGCATCTCTGACCATTTTATTCGCATCCATTACATTTAATATTTCGCAGTCCTGCATATGCTCTTGAATGTGGCGTTGTGCTTGATAGTGTGTTTCTGCCCAGGATAGTTGTTTTTCTGTAGCCACTGCCATTAGCCATGGGTTGTAACGACTACTATTTATTCTGGAGAATGTTCTTTTTAAATTTGGTGAAAAATCGTTGTTGTGAATTATTTTTTTTGATATAGAATCTATTATTTTTTCATTAATGTTTGATTGGTATTGTTTGCATAGTCTTACTATTGTGTTTAATATTAAACGATGATATTTAGAACCATTAGAAGAACAGAGAATCTTATCCCCTCCATTTTTTGATAAGTTATGGATAACCAATTGAATGTTTCTTAATAAATGCTCTGAGTTTTTTTTGTTTTTTTCCCTCTTTGATTTTAGATTATCTAATTCAATTGATACTGATATTGATTCTTTTCCGTACATGTCGTCAAAATGTAGTGGTTCGTTATATGTAAACTTATTTCTTATTGCCTCCATGTAATGGTTTTCTGGAACAGATATTAGTAATTCTCCTTGCTCAGGTTCTTTGTAATCTAAATGATAAGGTTGAGGGTGCACAATTATATCTCGTGCAAGTGCTTCATATATTCTATATTCATGTTCTCTGCGAGCATGAATGAAATCTTTAAAGAAAATAAAATTTTCACGACTGTCTTTTATTTCAAATTTATAAAAATGATTTTTTATTAGTTCAACTATGTAATCTCTTGCTGCATTTCTGCCATTACGAATCCATGAGCCTGTTTGACTGAATGCAAGTAATTCATGATATCCTCTTATGTAATTATTATTTTTTTGTTCTTGTTCTACTCTGCTTATCAAGGGGTAAACAGGAAGTATGTGAGCTATAATACGGTCAACTGTTTTTTTTGCCAAGAGAGTGTTCTGATTTATAGCTGGAGCTGCATGTTCTTCAGGGAGAGACCTTGATAGCCTGATGTTTATTTTATTGGCTATATTATTGGCGTTGTGTTGATTATAGTTATTGCTTAAAGTTCCTGATGCGTTTGATGTTAGTAATAATCCATTGAGCACGATTCTTTTTATGCTATATTTATCAGGTTTTACAGTGAATGATTCTGTTTCTTTATTTTTTATAAAACTATTAAAAAACTCTTTCTGAAGAGCCTTTCCCTTTGATATTACCTGTTCGATATTATCTGTTAATATCTCTGATGTTTCGCTATCGAATAGTTTGTGTTCCTTCCCAACAGATATATGCTGAAATGATTCTGAAGAATGTGCCATTGCCTGTGGGGTTAATTCTTTAAAAATAATGTTGGTATATATATCAATATCATTATAACTAAGATCCTCAGGGTTTATAATATGTTTTAAGAAGAAATTTAGTAAAATTTTCTCTGGAGATATTTCTTTCTCTGATGTTTCTTTTTGTGGGGCGATGAGATTTCCTTTTTCATCAACAGCAATGAGCAATTCGCTTATGTTGTCTTCTTTTTTATTATATATGTAATTATTTGCAATATGTATTTGACATTTATTTATATCAGTTTCTGGTAAATTGTCTATGTAATAGTTAACTAATCTTCTGAGTGTTGGGCTATGCGAATATTGGTGCTGTAATATTCTACTTACATTTTCTTCTATAATATCATTCTGGGGATAAAAGAAAATGTCGTAAATATTTAAGTTGTATTTTTTTTCATTTCTTGCTACTTTATCAAAAGTGTATTGTTTTTGTGTTATTTTAGATATTTGATCATTAAAAATAATGTCATTATTAATTTCTGATAGTTTTCTTAGATAGTTGTGAGTATCCCATGTTTGGGGAGCTTTAGTTTTCGATGAGGATATTGGGTTATATGAATGGATATTAGAGACTGTTGGCATTTTGTCCTCCTTTGCATGCAATTAAACTTGATATAAAGCTTCCGCTACTTCTATATGGGAGTTCTTTTATAATGCTTTTCAAGAAGAAATCAAGATATTAAAAACATTTTATTTGTGTCCTAGCGCTTTGGAGAAGTAATATCACAGTTTTAGGAGCATTGTTTTAATGCCGGTTTTTATACGAATTGTTGATGATAGATGATAGAAGTTTAGGCAAAAGAAATTCTAATTCATTTACAGCTATAGTACCGTTTGTCATTTTCTTTGTAACTATGCAGATTTCAATACGCATAAAAGTCCCTCTATACTGTGTTTGTATACAGTATTATTTTTAGCTGTATGGATAAACAGTGTCAAGAGGTCTTATTTCTGCTCCTTTGGAGCTCTTCAAAACGATTATGTAAAGATTTCGGATACAGTTCGGTATATACCTGCCATAGCACGTTTAATGAACGATGCCCTGTAACCTGGGCGACTTCCTCAATACTAAAACCAGCCTCAAATAAGCGACTTGCCCCTTCTCTACGCAAATCATGGTATCGCAGATCTTTAATACCTAATTTGCTTCTTACCCTCTGGAATCCCGCAGTAACAGAAGTGCTGTTATATGGAAAAATGAATTCTGATTTTTTGGGTTGTCGTTGGACGATATCCCAGGCTTCCCCAAGCAAGGCTACTTTCATATGGTTGCCTTCCTTTTTACGTGGATCTTTCCTGTCTCTTACGAGTATGGATTTTTGTTCCTGATCGAGATCCTCCCATCGTAATCGGCATACTTCACCGATTCGCATACATGACCACACAGAAAATTTGAGGATATCAACGAACGGAATTTTTGAGCATTTATGTGTAGATCGTTGTTGAAGACCTTCAATGAGCATGTCCAGTTCATCAGATGCCGGTCTACGATTACGACGATTTGATTTACCAATTAAACCAAGTTTAAGTAGATATGGACGAGCGGCTTTTGCTGGGTTTGATGTGTAATTAATTCCATATACAGGTTTGGCAGCATCCAGAACACTGCCAAGATAACTAACATCGTGGCTAACTGTAGCTGGACCTGCACCAGCGTTGTTTCTTAGCCTGCAATGTTCAATTACGTCATTTTCTGTCAGTTCAGATAGTTTGATCGCGGAGATGTCACTATCCATAAGCAGTTCCAGCACATATCTTTTAGTACGGCCTGCTTTACCTCCGGCATTTGGGTCATTTAAATATTTGTGTAGTAAGTCACGGACTGTAAGTCCGTCAACTGCATTTGATGATGGAATGCCATATAGATCTAATTCCATCACTTTCTGTGTGCCCCATGTTTTTGCATGAGCATGTTTAGGGAATGTTTTGCTTTCCCTGTAAGTGATAACACCTTTTTCTTTGATAATCACATTACAGCGATAGCGTGGTGTGCCATCGGATTTTAGTCGTTTCTCTATGTTATAGTACGCCATTACACGACCTCGTTATTTCGGGTTCCCATAAAACGTGGGAACCTGTGCGGGAACCTAACGCGAGAAAAATAGCCTGAAATGTTCAAAAATGCACGATAATCATGAAACACAAAAAATTAATCAAACCAGCGTGATGCCTGAAAAAACTGGTGTTTACTGGAACTCTCGGTTTAGCATTGCTCCTATGCGTGGCTGGGCGCACAGTACGAAGGCGGTCGTCATCAACAACGCGTGGAGGCGATTACGGCAATAGAGCAGCGGAGAAATTGAGATTCATCCACTACTTGCATGGATGAGTAATGACTAATGTGGATAGAGTTTCTTTTTGAGGTTGGCTAATGAAACGCTTTCCGCTATTTCTTTTATTCACCCTGCTCACGCTGACCACCGTTCCGGCCCAGGCCGATATTATCGACGACACGATTGGCAATATTCAGCAGGCGATTAACGACGCTTATAACCCTGACGGTGGGCGAGACTATGACGATTCGCGCGACGACGGCTGGCAGCGTGAAGTGAGCGACGATCGCCGCAGGCAATATGACGATCGTCGCCGCCAGTTTGAAGATCGCCGCAGACAACTGGACGATCGCCAACGCCAGCTTGATCAGGAACGTCGGCAACTGGAAGATGAGTACGATCGCTAGCCACGTCCAACAAAAGGCATTTCATTTGCCATGATAGTTAATTCGAGCACATTCGTGGTTGTTGGTAAGGTGGCTATCATTTGGATTGCCGCCGTGACATCAGCCACATCTATTACGGGTTCGACTCGTATATTCCCATCTGCTTGCAGAACACCTTCAGACATACGTTCCGACATCTGCGTTCGTGCATTACCAATATTGATTTGTCCGCAAGCGATATTAAATTTTCGACAATCGAGGGCGATAGACTTAGTTAAACCCGTTATCGCGTGTTTCGAAGAAGTATAAGCGGCGCTGAACAGGCGGGGTGTGACAGAAGAAATAGACGCATTGTTAATGATCCTTCCCCCCATTGGTCGCTGCTGTTTCATCAATCGGATTGCTTCTCTGGCGCAAAGAAAACTGGCGTGCACATTGATATTAAATACGTGTAACCACTCTTCAACGGTGATCTCTTCTACAGATTTGCTGGGGCTATTAATTCCGGCATTATTAAACAGCAGATCCAACCGACCAAATCTGTGTTGAATTTGTTGGAACAGGCGTTCAACCTCGAAGGGAACGGTGATATCCGCGTTGATTGCGACAAAGCGCTCTGGGGATGAATGACCCTCGTTAAGAATGAGTTGTTCCGCATGGCGGGCGACAATAATCACAATGTAATCCATCTGGCGCAGCGCTTTTGCTGCCTCATAACCAATGCCTTTACTTCCGCCAGTAATAAGAGCCACTTTCTGCAT